GTTGTTCTCAGTAAGCATCCCTAGAACATTGAACACGTAGGGGTTCAGGTTGTTCTGTTGGAACGGCGTAACGCTGTCGGGACGGCGCACGTTGACGACACCACCAAGGCGGTTGTCTAAGAGTTCGCGCGGGTTCATCAGACCGCCGTTGACCACGGCCCATCGCGGGTTCGTAGTGATAGCAGTGTGATCAAGTACGCCCCGGAACAATACAGTGCGTGCGTTCTGCGTGTGGATCACGCGGGCGGCGTAGTTGTTGCCGTAGAAGACGTGAGGGATTGGCAGAGGCACGTAGGCGATAAACGGAGGCTTATCTACCTCCTGCTTGTCGAGCAGCGTGTTGCCAGCGTAGCATACCTTGTAAAGTCTGACGCCCTTCCCTGCATCAATCTGCATCTTCACGTAGTTCTCGTAGTAGACCACGTATTCCAGTTCGTTCTGGATTGGCTCATCGGAGCCTTCGACGCCATGGGTAGGTGATGTACGTGCGAGAACTTCTGGGCTGAATTGCAGTTCCTTGGCGTCGTCAGCCGGGATGGCTTCAACGATGCTCTTCTTATAGCCCATCTCAATCAGCTCAGCGCGCGTCTTAGGCGTGCGATGGCCTGTGTAGTTGGCCGAGAAGATGCTGGTTGCCAGAGGCTCGATTAGGAACTCTTCTGGAGCGATAGGGTCAATGCAGACCTTGGAGACATCACGCTTTCGCATGAGTGTCCCGCTGAACATATCGCTACCAAGTTCGCTTTCGGTCGCGTCGAACTCATCGACATCTTCCTGAGACGCAAGGGCGTGTGCATCGGCACCTGAGATACCTTCGAAGGTCTCTTCGGCGTATTCGTACTTCTCTTGCCAGTACACCTTGACCACGCCAGCGCGGGCCGTTAGGCCGTCGTGCATGACGCTGTTGAAGATGTTGTAACCTTCATTCTCTCGGAAGATCACGTATGACGCATATTCGGTCGCTACACGGCAGACTTCGGCGTTCATGTCCTGATCAGGATCGAACACAGCGATTTGGTCGCCGCCCGCGAACACTTCCAGCAACTGCGAACGCATCATCTCTACGCTGTCGTAGACGTCGGATGATACATAGGACGAGGAGCCCTCTGAAGTACGCTTCGGGAGGTCCCCGTTGAGGTAGCGAGTGACGCGCTCTCGCTCTCGTGCGAGACGGCTGTCGAACCAACTAACGCTAGTGGTAGCCTTAGCCTGAACTCGTGTGAGGATTTCTGCGTCCCTAAGAATACTTGGCTTCTGAGCCATTAGGGTCCTTGGTTAAATTGCTTGGGTGTAAAATTCGTCTGAGACTTCCACGGGGGTCCATGTTCCCTCGTGCGCGTAGTTCGCGATGGCGAGTGACATCACACAGTCGTCGTGTGAGCCACCTTCGGCTTCCATGCGGCCAGCTTCGGTGACGACGAACGTCATCATTTCCTTCAGCGTGGTCTCGTCGTTAATCTCAATCTGCTTTTCGCGGTCGCAGGCTCGCAGACCGTCGATGATCAGAGGCTTGGTGCGTTCACTCGTGAAGAAGCCAAGGTTGATCGTGTCCTTCTCAGGATCGAGGGTGCCCTCTACCTGGTCCGTGTATAGATAAGGATAGTCGGCATCACGCAGAGCAACGCACGTCACTAGGCCGTGGTTGTTCCGCTCAGGCGCGATTAGCGCGCTGTTGTAATGATATCCGAGGGTAATTAGGATTCGCGCGAACACGTCGGGATGCGCTAGGCCACGCCATACGGCTACTTGACGCTTCTTGCTGTCGAGGATTTGGGCAACGGACGGGTCACCATCCTTGCGGCCCTTGACGCCTTGACGAAGGCCCATGCCAACGTCGGCACCGATCACGTATGTCTCTTTAGGATCGACTTTATAGTAGACCTTCAGTTCACCACGTGGGTTCTCTCGGAGCACACGCAGAGGAAGGGGCTTTCCTGTCGAGTTGTCGAAGCTCTCTTCAACCGCCATCAGGGCAATAGGAGGCTTAATGGCCACCAACCGAGACTGTATGTAGTCGTTGTTGAAGATTGGACGGCCCGTGCTGAGGAAGGCTTCCTCTGGGGTCGCTGGGTATTCCTGCTTGAACAGTTCAAGACCGTTCGTAGCTACCTTCTTACGCCGCCAGTAGAGCTGATCGTTGCTGTTAAGCAGCGGAGCGAATTGCTTCAGCATCAGCTCTTCTTCAGGCGTCCGCTCGAAATCTGTAGGAGCTGTCTCGCGGTACTCATCGCTTTCGAACCACGCTGAGAAGAAGACTTCGTAGCCGTTCCAGCGGTGATCCTTGATGGCGGCACCTTGGTACATCTCGTAGAACTTACCCGTGACGCCCTGTGCCGTGCTTTCGAGGAAGATGGCCGTGCCGTCTTCTTCAGGGATAGCCTGCACCAGACCGTTGAAGTTCGTTGCTGCGAACGCCGGGGGCCAGAAGGCCACTTCGGACAGATGAGCCACAGTAAGCGTTTCACCACGGGCAACGCCGCGACCGCCTGCGGTAGCTACCCGGAGGCCGCTGTCGAGCTTGTCGAACGTCAATTCGTTACGTGAGAGATACTTTGTGCTTGGGCGAACGATGTCTGGTACGTTGTCGTGGATACGACGGTACATATCGAGCAGCGTTGTGGTGCTGTCGCCCTCGTGCGCCATAACGAGGCCCTTCTGAGCCTTGCGCTGAGAGAGCCACCAGTATTGCCACGCAGAGATAACCGTCGAGAGGCCCTGCTGTCGTGCTTTGAGCACAACGAAGCGGACCTTGCCGGTTTCCAACTGTTGCTTGATGATTGCTTTAGCGAAACGCTTCTGCACGCGGTTCAAGACGAGCGGGGTAATCTTGCCCTGCTTCGTCCTGATCTTCACACAGTGCTTGGCGTAGAACTCAAAGTCGTCGAGAAGCCGCTTGCGGGCCTTTAATTGATCCGCAGTCAGCTCACTCATTCATTTCCTGCGCTACCGCGTCGAGGAAGTCTTCCGCCTTGTTGAGCGTCAGCTTCGACTTCGTTTCAGGCTTGCTCTTCGTGAAGTTGAGCACGGTGTTAATGGCCTGAATTTTGATCTTGTTGTCAGTCGGGCCTACAGCGAGAACGAAAGCTTCACGCAGCGCAGCTGTTGCCTTACCGTCGTCGGACGTCGGGACTTGGATGGACGTTACTTCGCCCTCGTCACCGATGAGTTCAACGATTTCATCTGCGGCTGGGAGCTGGCCAGCGTCTTTCATGATCTGGATAAACCTATCTGCTTGAGCGTATGCGCGTTCCCACAAAGGGATTGCATCGCGCTTGCGCATCCCATCAGGGACGCCGCGCCGCCAAAATTTGTTCGGGTTGAGCTTCGCCGCAGCAATGCGGTCTTCGTCGCGCTTCTTCATGCGCTCCCGAAACTCAGGGGTAGCCCAAAGCTCTTTCAATCTCTGAGAGGCTTTGGATACTTTGAATTTTCCTTGTGAACGCGAGGACTTCTTTCGAGGCCCCCGCGTCTTCTTTACTTCTGCCAAATTCTATCCAACTGAGGCTTGAAGGCATCTTTCAAGGCCTTTCCTGCATCTGTTGGAAGGAGGCCAGCGTAGTGATTGATTGCTTCCAGCGCGCGGTTGCGCTTGCTGCCAATCTTGTAGAGCTGCCGAAGCAGACCATCGAACGCCGATCCGTATTGTGGATACTGCGTCTTCATCGCGTTGATGATGTCGTGACGTGCTGTTGCGGTGTCTGTAATGCTTTCGATGTAGCTCTCGCGCCTACCCTTCGGCACATTCGGCCCCAGGTAATTGCTTGCTTCCATCTCTGCGTACTGGCCGGGTGAGATACCCTGCGGATACAGACGTTCATTCGGGATAGGCTCGTAACCGCCTAGGCCTTCGAACGGGTCGGGTGTTTCCACCTTGCCGTTGGCCTTGGTGATCTTCGTGGCCTTTGGTGCCGTTGCGGCTTCCTCCTTGGCTTTCATCTTCTGGACCTTTGCGAGGCCTGACATGAGAGCTTTGGTCTGCGCTGCTACGTCCTTCGGGATACCTTGAGGAACGGGAGCTGGCGCGGGAGCCGGTTCTGGCGCGGCCACAGGAGCGGCCTGCGGTTCTGCCGGGAGACCCTGCTTGAGCCGTGCCTTCAGCATGGAGATTGCCATAGGGCTGATCGGCGGCGGTTCTGGTGCGGCCACAGGCTGCGGCGCTGGGGCTACAGGCTCAGGAGGCAGACCCTTCTTCAAGGACTGCTTCAGCATCGACAGAGCCATAGGACTGATCTGCGGTTGCTGTACGGGAGGCACAGGAGCTGCAGGAGGAGCCACGGGAGGCACAGAGGTTGTCGGTGTCGGTCGAGGACCCCACGGCCCGGGAGCGGGCGCAGTAGGCGGTGCACCGGGAGGAGCAACCTGCGGACCTGTAGGACCTGAAGGCAGCGGACGCGGAGCACCCCAAGGCTGGGATGGACCCTGCGGAGGAGCTGCGGGAGCCTGCGGTACCTGAGGCATACGCAGTCGAGCCGTGCTGTCCGCGAAGTGCTCAGCGAACGTCTTAGCTGGGGATCGGACACCAGCCACGCCATCAAGCATACGAGCGCCGCCGTAGGCACCAGCAACACTGCCTGCGAACAGAGGGTTACTCAGGCCAAGCAAGTGCATACCGAGCGCCGTAGCGACGGTGCCGCCAGCGAGGCGCACGGGATTCAGCAGGAAGCCAAGGTTCTTGTCCATGACGCCTGAGATACCGCCTGCCCAACCCTTGTCACCATATGACCCGCGCTCTTGAGCGAGCTGAGCCACACGCATGGTACGAGCTAGGTAGGCGGCGTTAGCTCCATCAGGAGCTGCAGCGGTTCCGCTTTCAATAGTCGCGATGTCGGTAGGCGTCAGCGGCTTGCCCGTCTGGGCACGCTGGAGCGCGTTGTCTACATCGGGAGCGAGAGGAACATCACGACGGACATTCCGCGCGGCGTCACCTAATTCATTCTGGATGTCAGACTTCACGTTCTCATGTGACGTGCGGTCTACCTTGGAGTTACCAAGGTTGCCGTCGCCTGCGGTCTGCAGACGCGTTGCGTAATTCTTGGTTGCCTCAGCGTTTGCGCCACCAAACTCACGCAGGCTGGATGCCCGCGCTACGTCTGCGGTGCCACGTGGTGCAGCCATCGCAGCACTCGTAAACATGCCGCCCGCCCCCGCTTCCAACGTGCGAGCTGGGTCAATCGTAAGGCCCTTGTCGGTGCCAACGGTGAGACCTGCTTGCGTGGTTGCGTCGGATGCAGCGCCTGCCCCTGCGCCAACTGCGGCAGTGGTGAGATACTTCTTGGCTGCATCGAGAGCACCTTGAGCGCCCACGGTAGCAATCTTATTGGTGCCCGGGACGAAACGTAGAGGATTGACAGAACCGACAGCCGACGAAGCTGCAGCGGTGAGACCGCCGCGTACCTTGTCTTGTGTTTCAGGCTCTGCATCAGGATTGCCTGTGCGATCAGCAGCAGCCTCTTTGGCCGTGCTTCCTGCCGTGCGCTGCCATGCAGACAGTGCGCCCCCCGCCAAGCCTGCAAGGGCAGACATCTTCGCACCAGCGCCTAGACCCTTCGTGGTCTTCGCAGCAGCCGTTGCAGCAAGAATGTCCTGACCGAGGCCGGGAGCTTGCTCAGCAATCTTCTGAGGGATTTGAGAGTAGTTCCAGTTCAGCGGGTTGGCCGAACCGTTCGTGATATTCGCAGGGACGTAGTTAGGGTCAGGCTTGTCGCCGCCCTGTCCTACTCCCATAAACTGCTTGGCCGTCTCGCTGTCGCCAGAGACCAAATCTTTTACGCCGTGCACAGCACCAGCGAGAACACCGGAAGGAGCCTTAGCTCCCTCCTGAGTTTGGAAGTGCTTAAAGCCTGCCAGCGCGGCCTCTTGGTCGTCAGCTTCGATACGGAGCTTTCGGCCATCGTCGAGGCCAAGTTCAAAGACTGGCATTAAGCCGTTCCTATTGTACGAGTTGAATTGATTTCACGCCCTTAGGAAGCGCGGGCTTACCTGGGGCAGACTTCGGAGCTGCAGCCTCAGCCTTTGAACGTTCCTGATCTTCGGTTGCCCACTTGGAAGAGAGCGAGCCGAGTTCAGTACGGAACGAAGGCTTGATGACGCCGCCGTTTGCGGCTTCGTGATCCTGTCGCAGCTTCTCTGCTTCCATGACGCGGCCATTGGCGCGGTCGTAGATGTCGAGAAGGCGAATGTTGGCGTCTTTGCTGTTGTTCAGCGAAGTTGCCATCTGGGTCACGAACTTGCGGTCGCTGTCAGAGAACGATCCAGGTAGAAGCTTGGTGCCGCCGTTGTTTACGAGCTGCAGAGCGAGCTTGTTGCTGAGAGCAGACGCCATGTCGCCATCGGCCACGGCCTTTGGATCACCAAAGCCCATCGCTGAGTAAAGCTTGCGCGCACCCTGAACCCAATCGCCTCCTGTGCCCTGATACACACCGTCATTACTGAAGACGTTGCGCAGTTCGTTCACGGTAGTCTGTTGGTTCACAGCGTCACGCGCGGCGCTCGACAGGCCAGTACCAAGTTCGACCATGCCCTTTGCATTGTCCTTGTTGTACTGCTCTGTGTAAGTGTCGTCGTCGGGCTTCGGCGTGAATGCTTGGAATCGGATAACCTTGTTACCAACCTGACCAAGGGCCATGCCGGTCTTCGGGTCTACGTGTCCGATAGTCAGCTTGTTTGCTGCGTTCGGTGCCTTCTGCATCGCCAGCTGAGCTTGCGTCAGCGAGTTAGCTTGAGACGGAGACGAGATGCCGGCGAGTGCCGCTCCCATACCTGTTAGGCTGGAGCCGATCACGCCTGCTTTGTCTGCACCGCCTTCACCGCCCGATGAGAATAGCACGCCGGGACCCAAGGTGTTGTTCGCACTTAGGGCTCCGCTGTCCTTCGAAGGATCAGCAAAGGCGGACGTGAGGACGCCCGGGGTTGATGGCTGGACACCAGCTGCAGCGTTGATCGCTGAGACGCCATCGGCACCATTGGAGGCTAGGAACTTGTTGAACTTGCCAACATAGCCGCTGCCTGAAGTACCGAGGATGTCACGCTTGTTCGCGCCAGTAGCCATAGGGCCACCTGTGAACCACGCGGACGCGGCGTCCTGAGGATTGCCGTACTTATCGACGTAGCTTCCGAACTGTCCGTTGAACACGGCGTCCTGCGCATTCTTGTCGGCAAGGAACTGCTCAGGCGTCATAGATTGACCGAGATGCTTCTTGGTCCACTCTGGGATGTTCGCGCCCATGACCTGATAAGCGCCGTATGCACGGTCGCCGCTGTTGGTCACAGGTCCGAGCAAGCCATAGTTGCCGCCGCTGCTCTCGATGCTTTTGATTGCGTTCTGATAGAGACTGTTCATTAGCTGAAAGGCTTCCATCCGAGACCGCCGAGGCCGGTTGCTGCCGAACCTGCGGTGCCGAGCAAGCCACCAAGGACTGACCACGCGCTGGGCGAGGACGTCGATGTGGAAGTGCCTGTCGAGCTGCCGCCCCAATTCTGCGTGCCGATAATGCCCATGAGGCCGTTCAGCGCGTCATACGGAGACGAAACCTGCGACTGATACTGAGCCTGCTGGTTGTTGAGATTTGCCTGAGACGCCGCCTGCTGGCCTGAGCCCGCCTGCGTTGCCAGATTGAATAGGTTTCCCTGATCGGTGATCGACTGAGAGCCCGCGTTGACACCAGCGTTCGCCGCTGCGGTGCCTGCGTTGGCTGCACCAGTGAGCGCACCAAGTTGATTGGTGTTGTTCGCGTTGGCGTTCGCAGAGGCGAGCTGAAGGCCTGTCTGGTACGCGCTGTTGCGCATAGTGGCACCAAGGTCTGCCGACTGCTGAGCCAAACCGCGCTGCACGAGACCATCAGCAATTCCCGTTCGGGAGCTGTTGGTGTTGCCGGTAATTGCGGCGTTCTGCTCGATACCTGGAAGCGTCACGTCACGCGCCGTCTGAGTAGCGTTCAGCATCGCGTTGCGAACTTGGCTGTCTATGTCTTGACCGGCCACGTACTTATTCGCGCTGTCTACAATAGACTGCGTGTTGTTCAGCTTAGTTGGGTCGTACTGACCAAGGCCTGATAGTGCGCCTGTGGTAGCAGCAGAGCCTGCGTTGCTTAGAGCAGTACCTGTTGCGGAGTTCTGCGCCGACGTGCCATTCCCGTTCGCGTAGTTAAGCGCGCTCTGGAATGTCTTGAGCTGATCGGGAGTGTACTGAGCAACGAAATCTGTAGGGGCCTGAGCTTGTGAAGCCTGCCCGTAGGCATTCTGCGCATTCGAGAACGCTGAAGTAAGAGCGCCTGCCTGCGGTGCCCAAGGGCTCGTCTGCTGAGACGTCTGTTGAGTTTGAGAACCGCTCATCGCGTCCTTAAATGGAATGAATGAATAGAGGGCGCTGAGCGCCGTTGTTACAAATGACGTCCTGAAGGGGCTTGAAGCCGAGAAGTGAAACGAACTTCACCCACTTCGCGTCTGCTACTTCCGGGCACGCATAAAGCGGCGCGCGGCACACAGTGCGGAAGGTCTTGAACTCTCGGATGAGACGTTTGCAGACGGACGGAGACCAGTGAACTACGCGGATGTGGGCGAGAAGGAATTGCTCCCCTCCCGCCGTCCGGTATTCGTCAATCTCGCACCAGTAATCATCAGTGATTTGGATGGGGTGCCGCTGGACGAATGCAAAATCGTTCAACTAAGTCCGTTGGTATTCATGCGCTCTTCAAGAGCACGCACAACTGTAACCAGCTGCGCAATTGAGTTTTGAAGCTTAGTGAGTTCGCTCGTGATGAACCGCTGCTCACCGCCATCAATCGACGGGTAGCTCTTCGGGGTATACACAAGGAGCTTTTGAGCCTCTGTGTGCACCGTCATCCGCGAGACGCCGTAACCTTGAGGTCTAAATCGAACCCGGTAATGGTCATCTCTTTGAAGTCTTCGTAGCGAATGCGATACGCGAGGTATCTGCCCGCTGTGTTGAAGTCGAGCTTCTTAAGGTCAGCACCGTTGTAGGGCTGGTAACCAGTGAACACAGGGTTGTCGTTGAAGCTGTCGGATGAGCCAACGTCTATCAGTAGGTCCGATGAACCTGAGCCAAGACGAACCTGCGGATAGATCGAGGACAGAACCTTGTAGCCACGTAGATCAGCGCCTACCTCGTCGAGGTCAACGCCTGTGCGTTCCAGGTAGCGAGGCTTGGTAGCCGCAGCGTCCACAGGGTACGCCACGGTTGAACCTTGGCCGTACAAATCGAAAGCGTAGAGAGACGTGGCGAGCCCTGAGGTCGAGTTCGCTGAGCCAACGTAAACCGTAGTCCTCTTGTAGCCGTCTTCCTGATCCTGATACGAACCACCAATCGTATTGTAGGTGGCCGTCACGTCAGCATAGGTAAGCGGGTTGCTCAGGTTTGCCTGAGCTGCGCTGTGGACAGAAGGGAGGTCGTCGAAGGTCCATGTGTCGTCAATGTAATTCCACACAGCCTGTCGATTGCAGCCGTTGTTGCTGTCGAACTGGATGAGAGGATCACCGGACACGTAGCTGAACGTGATTTCCTTCAGCTTTGGGTTATGGCTCACAAAGCATCTATCAGCCTTCGAAAGGTTTAGCGAGCCGTAGATGTAGTCACGGGTACGTTTGTCGCACACAGAGCGTTCACTAACACCGTCGTGCTGCCAGATGTCATCAGGACCGAACACAACATTCTTACCATCGTATTCGACGGAGCAATTGGCGCTCAGTGATCCCTTCTGGAATGGCAGAGGCTCATAGTTGTAAACGCTAAGCTGGCCATTCGCCTGCATATGCCACGCCTGCTTGAAGCCGTAGATGATCAGGTCGCTACCGAGGCTGCAGGCATCAGTAATAGGACCTTGCATTTCTGCGAGGATATTCTCGGATGCGAGCGTGGCGGGGTTCATGATGTCCCATGAAGCAGGAACAGTGCCAGCAAGAGGGATGCTTGAGGTCTTCACCATCGTTGGTGAGTTGACGCCCCCTTTGGTAACATTGAGTGCTACGAGAGCGCCTGCGCATGAGCGTAGGAGAACGCAGGACCACAAAGGGTTCCAGCCGGAAGAGCTTAGATTTTGGAATACGCTATCGGATGTCCGGAGATACCACGGAGCGCGATCAGAGCGGTTGACATAGATTACGTTGGCAAGCGTCGTGCTTGTCCAAGTAGCTTCTACTGCTGAAGGAGAATATCCGGCAACGCTGCACGGACTTTCGTTGACACCAGAGATACGGCTTACAGTGCCGTTCATGTAACCAACGAAGAGTAGGTCTAGGCCTGCTGTAGGATTCGAAGAGAATACATAGCGAGGTTCTTCAGTACCAAGGTGGACTACACTGCGGAACACAGGCCCGCTGGTGATCTTACCATTGCGAAACCTGACATTAACACCAGCAGAGAAAGCCTCTTGGGGTAAGTCATATGGGTCAATATCATTGATGACACCATACTTCGCTAGATTGCGAAGATGGACGATAGCCATAGGTTTCCTAAAGGATACTAAGGAGAACCTGAGAGTTCTCTTAATTGGAAATATTTATGATCATCAACCAAAGCTCTACTTAAGGAGCCTTAGGGATACCTATGTTTCCTAAGGTATCCCCCTTACCCCCAAAGGAGCTAAGGTTGAGCACGGCGATTAGCCGATACGGATGATCCAGTTTACGGTCGCTGAAGGCTGCACGTTGGTGTGCGGAGAACCGCCTCCGTTAACGGCAGTGAGGTTCAAATTACCATTACCGTCATGGACGAAACATCCTGTGAAAGCAGGGTTGATTGTAGCTGCGCCTGGGATAGCCACAGGACCTGCAGAACCGCCTGAATACGTCGAGGCACCTGTGTTCGCATTGGTGCCGTGTGTATGCCCTGGATCACCTAGGAATACGCCGTGTTGGTGAGTTGGAATCTGCGTCAAAGCCAGCGTTACTGACTGAACGCCAAACACAGCAGCAACAGTGGTTAGCAAGGACGTAGTGATGGTCGAAAGAAGACCACGTGCCGTTGTGCCGCCCATCGTGCTCTTACCGACAGGCGCGACTTCACGCATGTCAGGAACACCCATGGTAGTCACACCGTTGCCGCCGAACCTGTTACCCCATCGGGACAGCAAAATCGGACACACGGTAGCGGCGTTGGAAATCACTTGGCCGTTGGCCCAGACCCACAAGCCGTCCGTAGGCAGCGTGTCGTCGAACCACATGACCGAGCTGCCGATTGGCGTTATGCCCGGGCCTTTGATTTCACCAGTGGCCTCGATGCCACCAGAGGCCTTCATGAAGTTCGCACCACCTGTGCGCTGGAACGTGAAAGCGGTAACGCCCTGCAGCTTGACGTCGATGTCACCGGCTAGGGTGTTTACGAAGCCATCTGTGGCGTTGGTCTTGAAGAAGGCCCCGGCGTCCGCAAGGACACTCGTGCCGTTCGTGAAGATGGACCCTGCCCCGTTGAGCTGGTCCTGTGTGGCCGTCACGGCCCCAGTAATGTTTGGGAAGCTGTTCTTAACCACCGCCTTCGTCAGGCGCATGTGGTCATCCGCGTTATTCATGCCATCAGAAGCGGCAGGGTTGGACGGGATGAGGTCCTGAATGTAAGTGGCGGTCTCTAAGGGCAACCTATGGGGTCCCAAGTATTCGTGGTGTTTTGAAATAAGGCTAAATTGAGAGACATCAGACGGCCTCTCTTCTATAGGTCAGTGGGTTTGCCCTCTAACCTATTGATAACACTGCATAAGTGTGTTTTCTTGCCTTAATCGAGCCACAAAGGACCCAATGGGACCCAAAGTCGAGCGATGCGCGGTATCCCAATGTGTACTGGCGGATACATGGGACCCAAATGGGACCCAAGGTTTCCCGAAGCACAGTGCAGTTGTCACCCGGGCGGCGGAGGCGGCTTTACTCCGAATATTTTGAAGTCGGGTCGCCGGGTCGATCCCAAAAGGGTCCCATGGGCCGATATGGGACCCAAATTCCCCGCGCACCTACCCCGCATACCCGCTAAGTCATTGGTCCTACTGGCGTGTCATCGGATTAGATAACCGAACGCCAGTACGTCGAGGGTCTGCGCATCCATACGCGAGTGCGTATAAAACCCAGGTATACGCGAGTGCGTATAAGGATCAGGCCGCAAGTATTCGCGTGATTGTATTGTGTGCGGATCAGTACAGAAAGTTTATGAGCGGGCGGGATAATCGCCTCTTATATGGCTGATTAGGGTCGCCATGACTCACGGAAGCCCAAGGGCTCGATTGGGCAACCTTAAGGCTACCCACGTATCCCCACGATCCCACGGCCCTCCTAGGCCTTCCCACGGGTTAGCCATGCGTCCCAGGAATCCCTGATATGTTTCTGACCTATTCGTCACTATTTCCGTTGACGACAGGATCAGCCGGGAGCATTTTAGTTTCCGAAAGGTCACTAACGACCAATCAGGCAAACCACGGGGAACACCAATGATCACCTTGCACCCAGCAGTTAAGACCACGGCAGACGGCTTCATTCCCATGATCACCATTCGCGGCGCAAAGGGTCAGATGCGCGGCTCTGTCACGCCTCAGGGTGATGCACGTGAGTTCCGCACGTTCACCAATGCTCTCGCCGCTGAGGTCGAGGCGCGCGTAATCGCTCTCCGTTGTGCCCTTCAGTATCCCAACGCTCTCCGTGTCTCCATTTGACCAATTAGTGACCAATAGGGAAATATGACCATGACGCGCACCATTGAAATCAGCAACACAGACGACGTGATCGACAGCCAGGACATCAACGAGCGGCGTGAAGTCCTGTGGAATGAGCTGCAGGCCCTGAAGGACGAAGAGGTCGAGACCATCAACGACGAAGGCGATGAGGACACTAAGGCCCGGGACAAAATCGCTGCGTGGGTCGAGGCCAATGGTGATGAGCTCCACATCCTTGAAGAACTCACGGAAGAGGCCTCGCAGGCTGATGATTGGGAATATGGCGTCACCCTCGTTCGTGACAGCTATTTCACAACCTACGCGCAAGAGCTGCTGGAAGACGTCGGGGACCTTCCGAAAGACCTCCCAAGCTACATCGCGATTGATTGGGAAACCACAGCCCGCAACATCCGCGTTGATTACTTCAGCGTGTCGTTTGATGGCGTCACCTATTGGGTGCGCTGAGCCAAGGTCGAAAGGCCTTAAGCGGCGCATCGCGGCGCGCTGCTAGGGCCTCGCAGTGTGTGGCACTGCCTGATGATGACCGTCAGCCCCCAAGCTCCCAAGGTATCCCAAATGCCTCCTATTGATTTCATGACATGCACCGCGCGTGACGTCATTGCTCGCTCGCTCCTGTGTCACCCTTCGACGCTCGCAGGACGCTTGATGGAAGTCGCAAAGACGCACGCGGGTTATTCCATCGTTACCCCTGACGCGACCGTTGCAGCCATCGCACGCCGTATGGGTGAGAAGGCTTTTCTCGCTGCAAGCCATGCACGCGTCGAGAGCATCGAACCAATCATGGCCGACTTTGATCAGGTCATAGCCACCTTGCATTGCGCGTGTGAACTGCAGCTAGTCCCTCGTTCCATGCGTGGTGACATCGCCGCACGTATGGAGGCCTGAGCCATGTGGGTCATCCTCAATCAAGAAGATGTCAACGATGGCGCTCTACAGCGCAAGCAGTGGATCGCGGATGCAAGTGACAAGCCTCACAAGCTCTCCTATCGGCCCTCCAAGGCCTACAAGCGCACCTGCAGCGCAAAGGAATACAACGCCACCAACGCTGTCACCTACGCGCAATGGCTCGCACAGCGTGACGGCATAGTGATCCCTGAGGGGACCAACGCCGTACCTGTGTGGTCAACCGTTGAGGTCGCAGGAAAGGCTAAGCCCGAACCACGCGTTGCTGCAGTTGCGTGGCGCAAGGACAATGGACGCTATTCCAACGGCACCAAGTGTCTCGGTAAGGTGCTTCTCACTATCAGCATCCCTCATTGGGATTGGGTGCCACGAGTCAGCGTCGAGGACGGCCCTATGTGTGCCGATGTTTCCTCCGCGCAATGGCTTGAACAATTCATAGCAGCATGAAGAGCCCGAAACCTAAGGGGCTCCATGGGGCTCCTGACGGTCGTCACGTAATCGCGTGGCCTGATGATGGGCAACACATCAGCAATCAACCTGGGGACGCCAATGCGTAACCTTGAAGCATCCGACTTGCTGGCGGGGATTACCCTGCTGGCGTTCGGTTTCACTGTGCTCCTTTGGGGCGAAATCATGGGAGGGTTAATCCGTGGATGACCCAATGAGTAAAATTGAACGCGTAAAGCTTAAGGGTCGGGAGACCGTGGCCCATCTGGCTACCGTGGATGACCTGATTATCCACAGCGATGAGCAAGGCGGCGCCATTTTAGAATTCGTCTCATATGGGGCTGATAACAAGCCCTTAGAGAGCTTTCGTGCGTCACTTTGCCCTGAGGATTGCGCTCGGCTCAAAGGCGTATTGTGACATCAGTCATAGGAATAAGTTGACATAGGATTGTGGTCGCCACTAGGTTCAGGGGACGTTCACGCTCCGTTCTAGCGTAAAGGTGTATCTTGCAACCGTGCTCATTGGAACTTATCACCAATGTGTCACTTTGTTTCCCCATACCGAAAGATTACTGCAATGCGCCCTGCTTATCTTTTCGATGCTGAGTTGAAGCCTGTGTCCTGCCTGATCCCGAAGAGCATCCCGGGGGCTTTTGTCCCGGGAATGGAAATCAAACTGACACGTTCCTACAATACTGAGTTTGGCGAAATCCCCCTTGGTACAAAGGGTTTCGTTGAGTACGTCGATGATGAGACAGGTCTTGTCGAGGTGCTTATGGAAGGCATCTGGCCCGCTCTGATGCACTGGTACAACAAGCTTATCCTCGTGCCATTTGATACTGAAGACCTGACCGATTGCATGGTGTGCGGCCTACGGACCATTAGCAACGTGCAGGAACTCTTCGGGGATAAAGTGATCGATAATGTCGCTCACTTGCGCAGTAGCTGACAATTGACAACTAGTTCCGGTTGTGGAACTTATGCGCAGTCACGAGAGGTTATTCTTATGTTGGTAATCACAGGCGCTCTTATCGGGATACTGGCTTTCATAGCAGTTTCCCTTGAGGCCACGAGCGGCGCGCTGATCCTAGGCGTCGTTGCCTTCACTCTTATAAAGCTGTCGTAAGGAGTTCTGACCATGCTACATGAGCCATCAGACGCTATGTCTAATGAGTCGCTGTTTATGGGAACCAAGATGTCAGATGTAAAGCCTACTCTAAATGAGCAAGAGAAGGCTGTATGCTTGGCTGTTTACAACATACTGGACGGCTTTACGGACCTGCAGAAAACGATAACGGCACAGTCTATCAAATCGTTTCTGCTGGTCTGTCTCGACGAAGGCAATGGTAGCACAGAGTACGCCGAACGCCTTGGCGTCAACGCTTCCATCATGACGCGCTATCTACTCGACTGGAGCGAACGTAACCGCGCCAGAGAAGAAGGCTTCAACTTCATTCAACAGAACCGTGACACGTTCGATCTACGACGTCAGCAGGCCATCCTAAAGCCCCCGGGTAAAACCATGGTCCACAAGATGGTCCGCAACATCGCTGCTGCGTGTCGTGTGTTAGCAACTGCTGCCCCAGGTAAGCCATGAGAACTGTAGTAACCCTTACGTTCACCGCCCTCCTCCTCGCTGGATGCCAGAAGGACGTCGAGGCCCGCGAAACCGCTGATGATAGTTTCTGTCGCAAAACTGTCGCAGAGAGAAACGACAGCCGTCCTGACGCTTACAAAGAGTGTCGAGCGAACCTGATGCAGTATCACCAACAGAAGGCCATAGCGGCCTCAGGCAAGTAACAAAACTAGTAGGCCTATCGGTCTACTCACGTCCAATTAGTGACCATTCGGACATAGTGAACGAGAGGCAACAATGGCATACGCAGACAAGCGCGATGGCAAGCTGACCGGCTCCTTCGTTGGTGAGGCTCCTAAGCTAGGCAAGAAGCGCCGCTTCAAGACCATGCGTGACGCCAAGGACTACGAGACGTTCTGCAAGCTTATGGGACGAGAGCCGCCGACCATTGATGATGGCTTAGAGAGCACAGGCGCACCCACGTTCGCGCAAGTCGCTGAGAAGGCCAAGAAGGCTGGAGGCCCCAAGGGCAAGTGGCTGAAGCAGCGGGACCACAGCATCATTCAGCGCATAGACTACTGCGTTGGGATCATCGGCCCCTATGAGTGTCACAGGATCGACCGCGCCATCCTGAAGAAGATTCCCGACAGCCTTGAGCGAGCCAAGGCTCCAGGTAAGAAGCACAAGCTGAGCGCGGCCACCAAGAACCGCTACATGGCCGCAGCTGGTGCCGTGCTGACCTATGCGGTGATGGACGGCGTGATCCAGCACAAGCCTATGATGCCCCTGCTGGACGAGAAGAGTGACCGCAAGGAACGCGACATCCTGCAGTTCGGGCAGGACGAGGTTGTCCTGAAGCTCATGCGCGAGGCAGGGCACGAGGTATCGGCAATCTGTGTGGAAGCCCTCATTGATACCGGCCTGCGCTCTGGTGAGCTGCTGCGCAAGCTGAGGCCTGATCAGATTGTCATCCAGACCGTAGAGGACGAAGAGGGAACAGAAATCACTGTCGGCATCCTCGTGTTGGATAAGGGACAGACTAAGAACAATGGTTTCCGAAAGGTCTTGATTGACGCCGATCTGGCCAAACAAATCAGAGCCTTAATCGCTGCCGGAAAGATGCCAACTGGTGACGTATTGCTCAACAACTTCAAATCTGCCTGTAAACGCGCGGGGTACGAAGGCAACCTCGTGATCCACTCGCTACGCCACACACGCAATACGCGTCTCCGCAAGGCTGGTGTTGATCGCAAAATTCGTAAGGAATTACTTGGACATATGAGCGATGCAGCTCATGATATCTATGACCACACTGACTTGGAGGATCAGCTGGAAGTTGTGAAAAAAGTGAAAGAGTACGCGGGGAAAAGGGCCAAACGTACGGCTCTTTCAATTGTCTAAGTCCTCGTATATGCAGAGGTTTCTACGGAAAGGTGGCCGAGTGGTTTAAGGCAGCGGTCTTGAAAACCGAATAAGTAACCTTTCCCTATTGGAAACTAAAATTTCATCCCTATAGAGAACGAACAGGTCGCTTTGTGCGGCCTTTTCTTGGACCATTTCCTGACTAATCGGAAACTAGGTCAAATCGGACACAGTTTCTGAAATATCAAACACTTACCGACCAAACACCCTGACCTTCACCAGAGAGCCGCTTCGGAAAGGACCGTCCCCAGATGGACAACCCAGTGATTACCAATGTTCCCAATGTTGCTCACGTCGAGCTGATCAAGGCTCAGGCCAAACAGGACAAGCTCAAGGAACGCGCCGAGACCAATGTTGGCTTTGGTGCGACCGTTGGTGGAATGACCATTACGGCAAACTACCATGCCAAGGTCACCGAGACCGTAATAGCGAAGCTCTCAGGGCCTCGTGGTCGCCCCCAGAGCATGGAGTTCAAGATTGAGCGCCTGCTTAGGCAGCTCCGTCCCGAAGTGCTGGCCCTGTGTATCCTGCAGTCGGGCCTTCATGCTGTGGCAATCCAAGGGAACCACACGGTTGCCGTGCTGCGAATCGGTGAAGCCATCAACGATGAATGCTTCGCCTTCAAGCTCCTGCAGACCGACAAGAAGCTCGCTGGCAAGATCAACAAGCGGGTCAAGGAGAGCTTCGGTTCCGTAGAGGTCCGCAAGGCTGTCGCCAAGAAGGCCGCAGCTGACGCCGGGTTCACTCTGGCGGACTGGACGGAAGGTATGCTGGCGCACGCTGGCCAGTGGGGCATGAATGTCCTGCTCGAATGCCTTCCTGACGTGTTCCAGCTCACGGAACCCCAAGGGCACCGTGGGACCCGCGAATGGACCCTGACGGACGGCGGTGAGGCCATGGCTGAGGCCGCGATGGCTGAGGCTGTCGTTAAGAGCCCTGTGTATCAGCCGCGCACCGAGCGCCCTGCGGATTGGGGCCACTTCTTTGCCCGTGTGGCTGAGGATGACCGCACCGTTGCACGAGCCCAGCTCCTGCGGACGGGTCACAAGGACATCATCAGTGCAGCCAAGCACGCGATGAAGTCGGGAACGATGGCCCCTACCCTGCGGGCTATCAACACGCTGCAGTCGGTGCCGTTCGTGATCAACACGTGGATCATGGACATCATCCAGGAATGCTACGACCGCAACATCAACGTCGATGGCCTTCCGTCGCAGAAGCCCCTGCCTGTTCCTGAGCGCCTATCGTCGGAAGACTTCTCTGCGCTGAGCGTCGAGGAGCGCCGTCTTCTCAGCAAGACCATTCGTGGCATCAAGCGCGCCAACCGCTCGCTGGTGTCCGAACGCTTCCAGTTCTCCGAAGACATGGAAGTCGCCAAGCGGCAGTCCGTCGTCGAGCAGTTCTATTGCCCAATGAATATGGATTGGCGTGGCCGTGTCTACAGCCTCACGCACTTCAACTTCCAACGTGAGGATCGAGTGCGCGCGATGTTCCTTTTCGCCAATGGGGAAACCATCGGTGACGAAGGTATCGAGTGGCTGAAGATTCACACGGCGAACTGCGGTGACTTCGGCAAGGTCAGCAAGCGTCCAATGGAGGAGCGTATCAAATGGTGCGACGACAATCTGGAGCTGATGACGGACTACGTGAAGCGTCCTCTCTACAACACGGGATGGACGGAGGCCGATGCGCCTTTTCTGTTCTTAGCGGCGTGCCGCGAACTGGTAACTGCACTGGAAGTCGGCCCCTCAAACCATGTGTGTCATCTGCCTGTGTCGTTCGACGGTTCATGCAGTGGACTTCAGCATCTCGCAGCGATGACCCGGGCTCCAGAGGGGGCCTTGGTCAACCTGACGAACAACGAAATCCCAGCGGATGTGTATCAGACCGTTGCGGACCTCGATAAGGAACGCATCACAGAAGACCTGAGCAGTGAAGAACTGTTTGGCAAAGCTGATGATGACAAGCCTGATCGTAAGACTATCGCCCCCATCAAGAAGTTGGCGGCTATCGCTCTGTCCTACGGTGTCGATCGGAGCCTAGTGAAGCGTAACGTGATGACGTTTGCCTACTCGTCAAAAGAGTTTGGCATGTCTGAGCAGCACTTCGAAGACACCATGGAGCCCTTGGAGCTTAAGTGGCTCAAAGGTGAACTGCAGGAACACCCGTTCGGTGAGACCGATGACGAGTGGCGTCTGAGCAGCCGCTACCTTGCCAAGCGCACGTTAGCTGCAATCAAGGACGTCGTTAGGCTTCCTGCAGAAGCAATGGAGTTCATGCAGAAGCTCGCAAAGGTGATGGCCCATGAAGGTAAGCCCCTTCGTTGGACTAGCCCTGCTGGCCTGCCCTGCATCAACCGATACCACGACAGCACGACGGAAGTAATCGAGCTGTGGTGCTACGACAAGGGCGTCAAGCGTAGGATGCAGATGAAGGTGGCCGATGGCTACGAACATCTCATCTCAAAGGACAAGGCCGCAGCTGGCATTGCTCCTAACTTCGTTCACTCACACGACGCCGCACACTTGCTGCTGACTGTGGCCGCTTCGGCGGACGAAGGTATCCCCGACATCGCAACGGTGCACGATAGCTTCGGCTGTCTTCCATCACGCGCGACTAGGTTCAACCAAATCATCCGGGAGCAATTCCTGGATATGTACGTCACGCACGACGTTCTCGCTGAACTGCTGGCATCCGCCAAAGCAGACCTCACCGAGGCGTCACATTCCAAGCTACCCGAACTGCCGATGTACGGCACCCTCAACTTATCGGAGATTTTAGATGCAAAATACGCCTTCGCTTAATTCCCCAATGTCCCCATCAATTCCTTCGAAGAGCTGGCCTCAAAGGCCGTCGAGGGTCTTACGTTGTCGGCTAAGTTCATCCGAGCTCTCATCGACGAGGGCAAGATCACTGATCCTGCAGCCGTAGAGGCGTCCAAGGCTGCGGTGAACATGATCTCGGAAGGCGGGATGCTTCTGTGCGTTCGCGCTATCGAACTTCTCTCTGAGAAGGCCAATTAGTCAATGCGTCTGTTCAAACGACCAATCGACAAGACGCGCTTGCTCAGCACCGCGCATTCCAAGGCGTTCCACACGTCCCATGGGTGCGCACACATCGCCTACTTCGTGGCCGTCCTCGTTGAGGGCCACGGAATGTACGCCCTCATCGGAGGCGTCATGGTCATCTTCTCCTTCATCACTGTCGTAACAGACACGGAGGGACACTGATGGCCACATGGATCGTAACATTCAGAAACGGACCCAAGGTTTCCGAGAGGGTAACCGCAGACAGCTCCTTCTCGGAAGCTGACGGACGCCTGAGGTTCTTCAATCGCGCGACCGATCAGAAGCGGTCGGAAACAGTCGCTGAGTTCGCTGCGGATCAGTGGGCCTACTACAATCAAACACCAGAGGAAGGTACGAACTAATGGAATACCAAGTTAAACATTCGTCGCCACATCGCACCTTCCGTGCTGCTGTGTTGAATGGGCAGACGCCGCCCGCTGCTGTGGTTGCCCAGCTGCAGTCTCAGGGTGTTGACACCGCTGAGCTGGAAACGCGCCTTCGTCAGAGCTTGGAGCACGTACACTGATGCCACACGCGCCCTATCGGCGCACAGGTAAACCCTACATCGTCAATCGGACCCCTCGTGGGTCCGTTGTCGTTTGTACGGAGCATCTTGTGACCGATGAAATCACCAACGACGAAGCCTTGGCTCTCGCCAATGCGCTCAACGCAGAACATCTCAAGAGGCATTCATGACCGTGATCGACCGTGTAGCTGACTGGCACGCAACCTTGGCTCTGAAGGCCTACCGCAAGCGTGACTACGAGACCTACGTGCGGCACATCAAGATTGCCGACCGACTGCGCAAGTAATTCTAGGCATCCACGGGTAGCGCCTGTGGCGACGAGTGAAATCGTGACACGCGGGGAGAGACCCGCCCATCACCCAACAATCCGCTGAGACCCACCTGAGAGACAAAGGATGACCCATGTCCACACGTACTGACTTCACGCCTACTGGCATCAAGCTTGAAGGCCCCTACGAGAACGACCGGAACGGCGAGAACGCCGATCTGTATAAGGCGATCATCCGTGAGGCCTACGGGGTCACTGATGTGATCTGCGGCCACCACCTTGTCTATCAGGTCGAGGACAAGCGGCCAGATGGCTTCACCTACACGTTCGTCGAGGAAGTACCGAGCGCCGACACGCTCATCTTCGACACCGACGTTGCCCAGAAGCTCTGGGGTGACCAGTGGAAGAGCATACTCACCATTCTTGCGGTGACGCCGATTGCCGAGCGCGATGCTCTGCTTGGTCAGTTCTACTACGGGCGTGGCAAGTAATATGTACGTCCTGATCATCGCAACCCTCATGGGCGGATCAGTCCAAGGTTGGAACGTCACCAAGCAGGAAGGCTTCACCACCAAAGCCGCCTGCGACACTGCAGGAGCACAGGTCTCCGCGCTGTCAGACCGCTACTACCCCATCAAGTTCACATGCCTCAACAGGAACCCGTGATCATGAAGTCCGAAGTTGATTTCCAGAACATCCTTCGTCGCATCAGCTACCCCGGCTTCGAATACGTCCTGCGCCACGACGGTCACTTCTACCTGCAGATTGACTGCAAGGGGACGTGCAACGTGACAGGGGCCGACATGAGCTGGAGCAGCCGCAAGTGGCGTCTGTCAACTCACATGACGGACGGCGAAGTGGTCCAGACGGCCTTCATGGCCACCATGGCCGCAATCGAACACGAGACCCGCGAGCTGTTCAAGTATCGCGACGTCTCAGTCTTTGACCCTCACTACGACATCGAAAAACTCGTGGCTCTGCGCAATCAGCCGGACGCCCTCAAGGAGCGAGAAGCAGCATGAAATCGAACGTCATCATCCACATGGGTGCGTCTCGCTGGGACGTGACCGTGAAGGACGCCAAGGGCAACCCGATCACCTTTGACCTCTACCGGATGTCCAAGGATCAGCGCCGCCAGTTTCACCGTGAGTTCATGAAGGCCTATCGGGCCAACAACAAGGGATAAGCTTCAATGACACAGCAAGAAATCTTCGACACCGTTGTTCGCGCTCTGGGTATTCAGGGCAAGCCCGCCATGGACGGCATCAAGTGTGCCTATCGTGCTCCTGATGGCTCCAAGTGTGCCGCTGGACACCTGATACCGGATGACGTTTACCAACCAGAAATGGAAGGAACGCACATCCGCAAGGTGTTGCATTCGTATTCAGCTCTCGACGGCCTGCGTCCGCATACTGATCTCCTGATGGACCTTCAGGACGCTCATGACTTCTTCTTCAACAACAGCGGCCTCACGGACCCATTCGCGTTTGTAGGCCGTGCGCGGCGTCTCGCGGAGAAGTACCAGCTGAACCCAGCTGTCATCGACGAAGCGTTCCCTCTGGCGACTGATGCCTAACGCTTCCATGCGCAACTTCCTGGGGGGCCTTCTGGCCCTCCTTTCCATCTGCTTGGCCTCGCCAGCACCCGCTGCCTACACGATCACCTTTGACCCGGGCGGCGTCATCACCGAGTTCTACGACAAGTACACACTCATCCGCCAAGCGGGCGGCAAGGTCATCATAGACGGCCCTTGCATCTCCGCGTGTACGCTTGTCACCAACCTCATAGACAATGAGGACGTCTGTATCACACCGCGTGCCATCCTAGGCTTCCACTCTGCCTCACACGGGAGCGAGTTCTCCCCTGATGGCACAGGGTTGCTTTGGCACCAGTACCCCAAAGTTGTCCGTGACTTCCTAATCTCCAAGGGATGGGACGGCACCACGGCTCACCCTGAGCTGATCTGGATGGACAACGAGACCCTGCGCACGATTTACAAGACGTGCCCAACTCACCGGAACAACGACTGATGTATTCCAAATTGATCGCTTGGCTCACCACAGCCGAGCACGACGTTGAAGCAATCCTCGCGAACTTCACCAGCACGGTTGACAAGCTTGAGGCTGCAGCTGTGGCCAAGTTCGACGAAGCCAAGGACCACGCAGCAGCCGCTGTGCATTACCAGCAGATGTCCGAGTTCTTCTCGGAAGCTGAGGCAACCGTGAAGGCCAAGGCTCAAGAGGCCGCTGAAATCGCTGAGCGCATCAAAGGGCTAGTGACCGTCTGATGGAAGTCGCATTCGCTTTCATCTTGATCGCCATCGTTCTCCTGCTGAGCCACTGACACCAATGCACCATCTGCATATCTCTACACCGTTTCTCTTCATCCTCTCCTTCTTCGTCGTCGCCATCGTGGCGGTGATCCTTTCCTACATCCGAACGGTTCGCCGGGATCGTCAGGAAGCCAAGATTGCTGAGGAAGAGCTGAAGTTGCGCGCGGCGTTTGCCGCAAAGACCAACGAAGCCTACCCGCCTGCAAAGCGTTACGAGGAGCCTTCGGCCTCCGAAGTTGACAGCTTCATGAGCACGGGACGCACTGTGCCACCACGGAGCTACGGAGGCGGCTACGTGCCCAACTCCGCTGCCCCCGTCGTGAACCATCAGCACACCTACGCACCAGCTGTGGCGGCGGGCGGTAACGACGCGATGCTTGGGTTGACCACAGGTATGCTGCTTGGCAGCGCGCTTGGTCACAGCCATAGCCACGGCGGAACCACGATCATCAATAACGACAGCGGTCACACCCACTCTACGTCGTCGTACAGCGACAGCTATTCGTCGCCTTCGTACTCATCGTCATCAGACAGCGGCTTCAGCTACAGCGACAGCAGCTCGTCTTACGACAGCGGTTCATCGGGCGGCTTCGATGCCAGCTTCTAAGAAGGCCGTTGACGTAACCCAATCAGTGGCAAGCCGCAGTGTCATCCCGTTCACGGGAGGTCTGCTGTTCGTCATCTACGCGTTCTTCTGGCCTGTCGAATACGGCACATGGCTGGGGACAATCGTGAAAGCCTTCCGCGCTGCGGCTGGCATCTAAAAGAGAAGACCAACTACATTTCATGACCAAGAAGACCACTATCATCCTCCCGCCGGGCATTGCAGTCTGGCCGAAGCTCAACGAAGTCGATGTCTACCAGCCGGTTGACAAGAAGGGACGCCCTAGCGGTGCCGAGAAGCGCCGTTTCATCACGCGCGTCAAGTTCGACGATGAGAACTTCCGCAAGGTGGATGAGTTCCTGAAGCAGTGTCTTAAAGACTTCGATCTGGAAGACGGCAAGCTGCCGTGGAAGAAGGATAAGAAGACCGGGGACCTGCTTCTCGAAGCAACGTCGGGTGAGAAGTATCGCCCTGCAGTATGGGACGCTAAGAACCGCAAGGTGCCTGCCAAGGTAGTCATCGGCGGCGGCTCAGAGCTGCGTCTCGACGTAACCGTGAACCCGTACACAGGCTTCGGCGGCGGTATCAATCTCTACATCAACGCAGTTAAGCTACTGAAGCTGAAGCAGCGTGAAGAGAACCGCTTCGAAGAGGAAGAGGGTTACACTTACGAGGGTGATGACGAGGAGAACGATACCTCAGGGTCTCCGTTCGGCTCCGAGACTGAAGACGACGACATTCCCTTCTAATGTCTAAGCCCGCACTTAGTATCGAGCCCAACTTTCGTTCTGGGCTTGAGAAAAAGGTAGCGGAGCAACTAGAGCAGGACGGTGTTGAATACGGCCACGAAAGTCAGTGGATACGTTACACCGTCCCAGCTCGCGAAGCGAAGTACCTTCCAGACTTCTCGTTCGCAGGTTCACCAATCATCATAGAGGCCAAGGGCCGCTTTGGTGGCGGCAATCCGCGCTTCAAGCAACCTGCAAGCGACGGCGCAAAGGAACGGCAAAAGCTGATCCTGCTTAAGGAGCAACATCCTGAGCTGGACATTCGCATTGTCTTCCAGCGCGCCTCTACGCCGATCTATCCCGGCAGCAAAACCACTTACGGCAAATGGGCCGACGACCACGGGTTTCTGTGGGCGGACAAAGGCACCGTTCCTGACAAGTGGAAACAAGACATCAAACAATCCTTGAAGAGAAAGTGAGACCATGACGGACACGTTCACCATCGGTACTGAGAAGTTTGCGACGGACATGCGCCTGAGCCCTCAGTGTCGCAAAATCCTAGCGCACCTGAAGGACGGCAAGACGATCACGAACAACGAGAGCATGTTGGTTTACCACGTGCCCCGTCTGTCTGACGTTATCTTCAAGCTGCGTGAGGCCGGTTACGACGTCTCGACCACGATGAAGGAAGACGCCGTGGGCGGTAAATACGCCAGCTACAAGCTCGTGGGCACGAAGCACTAAGTGTCTCTCCTAGCCCTCACGGGCGCGATAACGGCGGCAGCGGTTCTCTTCGGAAAACTGCTGCTGCTGCTTGTCGGCACTGTCTGCGTGTTTTGCGCATTCATTGTTGCGCTCGTAGCCAACGACATCATGAAGACACTACGCATCAAGAAGGAGCGCCGTGGCGTTCATACGACACGATCCATGCCCGTGCGGTAAATCATCGGACGGGCTTTCGGTATACGACGACGGGAGCTTCTGCCAAGTCTGCGAGAAACCCTTCAAGGGTGACGGCACAGAGACCACAACGGCTCCTAAGGAACACGTGGAGCGCGATTGGAAGCCCAACCCGGGCCACTACGAAGACCTCGTGAAGCGCGGTATCCGCGAAGATACCTGTAAACGCTTCGGCTATCAGGTTGGTGACCGATTCGGTGAGCGTGTGCATATCCAGAATGTGCGCGGGGATCGCGGTGAGCTGCTGGGCCAGAAGTTTCGCGACAAGGACAAGAACTTTTCGTGGATTGGTCCAGCGGGCAAGGACCCGGGTATCATCGGGTCTTGGTTATGGCCTGAGAAGGGCAAGTCGGTTGTCATCACTGAAGGTGAAATCGACATGCTCACCGTGTCCCAGGTATTCGACAACAAGTGGGCCGTAGGCTCTCTGCCAAACGGCGTGGGCTCAGCGGTCAAGGCGATCACCAAGGATTACGAGAAGCTTTGTCGCTTCGATCACATCATCCTGTGCTTCGACAACGATGAGCCCGGCCAAGAGGCCCTGAAGAAGGCTTGCGACATCCTGCCGGTTGGCCGGGTGAAGATTATGTCCCTGCCCTGCAAGGACGCCAACGCCACCTTGAAGGACAAGGAGCACGGCGCTGAGGCGATTGTGCGTGCCTTCTGGAACTCAGCTGTATGGCGTCCCGATGGCATCCGTGAGGGCCGCGAGTTCACCCGGGAACGGATGAAGCAAAGGCAGCGCACAGGGTATCCCCTGCCGTGGCCCAAGCTCGACGGGATGTGGATGGGGCTACGCGACGGTGAAATCACCACCATCTGCGCAGGATCAGGTATCGGCAAGTCAACCATTGCACGCGCGATGGCTTACCACTTGCGTATGGAGCACGGCCTGAAGGTCGGCAACATCTTCCTTGAAGAGGATAACGATACGTCCGTGAAGGCCTACGTTGGTCTTCATGCTGGCGTGCCGCTTAAGAACCTCATCGCGAACCCTGAGAGCCTATCGGACGAAGAGTGGGACGCATCCCTAGCCGCTGTGGTCTGGGACAACATGATGTTCTACGACCACTTCGGGTCCCTGCAGTCCAAGCGGCTGCTCACGATGATGCACTACATGGCAGCTTCGGGCTGCAAGTTCATCGTGCTCGATCACATCAGCATTGTTGTGTCGGGCCTTGAGACCAATGACGAACGCCGGGACATCGACATGCTGATGACCGCCCTTGCCTCCTTCGTGAAGGAGACGGGTGTTGGCGTCATCGCCATCGTCCACTTGAAGCGCAGTCAGGGAAAGAACTTCAACGAAGGTGGCCAAATCAGCCTCAATGACCTTCGTGGCTCTGCGTCAATCGAGCAGCTTTCGTTCAACGTGTTGGCTGCTGAGCGCAATCAACAAGACGAAGACAAGAAGCTCTTTGCGTTACTGCGGAGCCTCAAGTGCCGCATCACTGGTGACACTGGTGAGGCCGACACACTGAAATGGAATGTCGAGAAGGGTTGTTACGAGCTTGCGTCCCCGTTTGAAGCGGAGGCGGGTAGCCCGTTCGACGCTGACGACAATGACGGAGACATACCCTTCTGATGAAGGACTTTCTAGATAACGAAATCTCCGTAGGCGACACCATCGTCTACGTGACGCGGCAAAGCAGCACCATGCGAATGCACAAGGCTGAAGTGCTCGTCGTCGAGGAGGAACGCATTCGCGTCAAGAGGCGCAATGACTTCTATGACAAAGACGTTGTTACGTGGCTGCAAGAGTCTGCCTACATCGTTGACGTTACGCCGAGCACAAGCTCTTTCTGATGCGTAAGTTCGAAATAATCGAAGTAGACCGAGACTACCGCAAAGTTACAGGAGCGGAGGTCAAGGAGTTTCCTAGCAAAGCAGACGCGGACGCCTATTGCCGCAAGGAGAGCTGGACGGGCTACACCTACTACGCTCGCGAGGTTCACGGCTGAGACTACTAGGCGACACCGAAAGCAACGGGTTCGTTGCGAATGCCACGAAGATACACTGCTCCTGCTTCGTGAACATTGATGACCGGGAGCAAGTCTGGGACTTCAGGCCGGGCGAAACTGACGCGATGATTGAGCTGCTGGACAAGGCAGACATGATCATCGGCCACAACTGGCAGCGACATGACGGCCCTCTGATCAAAAAGCTCACCCGATGGACCCCGAGACCCGGGGTTCTCGTGCGTGACACGATGATCATCTCACGCTTGAAGTTTCCGAACCTGAAGGCAACCGACAAGGCACTCGTGCAGTCGGGCAAGATGCCCCCAGGTAACAAGTACCAAGGCCGTCACACCATCGGTGCGTGGGGCTATCGCCTTGGTAATCCCAAGGGTGACTACGCGGCCATTCGAGAGGCCGAAGCTCTCGCAAAGGGCATCACCGATCCTGAAGCCATCGCACGCTACGTGTGGGGTGAATGGAACGAAGAGATGCACGACTACATGATTCAGGACCGCTCTACGGGACTGAGCCTGTGGGACGTGCTGAATCCTGACGCTTACTCGCAACCCGCTATCGAACTTGAGCATCGCGTAGCCCGCGTATGTGATGCCATGGAGAAGGCGGGCGTCCCGTTCAACCTGAAGGCCGCTGCTGAGCTGCAAGCCGAACTGGTAGGACGCAAGGACGTACTCGAAACGAAGCTCAAGGAGACCTACGGCTACTGGTACGCCCCTGTGAGCCCTAACCCGTCGAAGGCAATCTTCATCCCGAAGAAGGTCGACAAGAAGATGGGATATTGGGGTGACGAAGGTGAACCATACGTCGTCGTGGATGAGAAGACCGGCAAGAAGAAGACCATCAGGCCGTTCAAAGGATACCCCTGCACCAAGATAAAGCCCGTGATGTTCAACCCGGGCTCGTCAGACCATCTCGCCAAGGTCCTTCAGGATCAAGGCTGGAAGCCTACGAAGTTCACTGATGGCGGAAAGCCAGCAATGGACGAAGAGGTCATCGAAAGTATTACCAACCAGTTTCCGCAAATGGAGGGGTTGTCCGAGCTGCTGATGATCAACAAGCGACTGTCGCAACTCGTGGGTGGCAAGAGCAGCAAGTATCCCCTCATTGACTGCGTGAAGGAAGACGGACGCATTCACGGCGTGATCAACCCTATGGGCACGATTACGTCACGTGGCGCACATATGTTCCCGAACTTGGGACAAGTGCCGTCCGCTAAGAAGCCCTACGGCATCGCCTTCCGCTCTCTGTTCTACGCACCGCAAGGATGGAAATTCCTGGGTGCTGACCAGCAGGGCTTGGAGCTTCGTGGTCTAGCTCATTACCTGCATCCGCTCGACGGCGGCAAGTATATGGACGTCGTTATCGCTGGTGATCCCCATTGGCTTCACGCTGAAGTCATGGACCTCGCCACAGGTCCTCGTGACAAGCACAACAAGTGCCACACGATCATCCGAGAGGATGGCACCAAGCGGTTCATCTACGCCTACATCTACGGCGCTGGTGACGAAATGGTTGGCACCATCATCTACGAAGCCCTGCTGAACGCACGGCGCAACGGCGGTGACGAAGGTATCGCTCTCTACGTCAAGTTCTTCGGTGAAGAGGTTGTCGGTGAGAGCAAGCTCAAGAAGGTCGGCAAGGCAATCCGATCTGCGTTCGCAAAGCGCATCGACGGTTACGGCAAGCTGCAGCAGAAGCTGAGCGAACAGGTAGCCAAGAAGCGCCGTGTGGTTGGTCTGGACGGTCGCAAAATCCCGATCCGGTCTGATCACTCTGCATTGAACTTCATGATCCAATCTGCGGGCGCAATTGTCTGCAAGCGTTGGCTCGCTGACGCCTTCGAAGAGTGCGAGCGACGGTTTGGCTACAACTACGATGACCCGTGGTCAGGAGTGTTTGTCTTCTGTCTCTGGGTGCACGACGAAGTTCAGCTCTGTGTCCGTGAAGGATACGAGAAGGAAGTCGGTGACATCATCGTGGAATGCGCACGGCGCGCTGGGGACCCTTATGGTTTCCGTGTGCCTCTGGATAGCGAATGGTCCACAGGAGACAATTGGGCTGACACTCACTGATGGGTGTTCGCATAGACGACACTGATCCCCTTGCGCGTCTCATAGAGCTTCTGACGGCCTGTTACCGAGATGGCATGAGCGTCAAATCGGACAGGGCGCGCAAGGACGCTGAAATCGTGGCTATGGCCGCGTCTCTTCAACTCATCACTACCAAGATTGGCAAGCAACGCTTCGCCAAGACTTGGCGCATCACACCCAAGGGCCTCACATGGCTAAACGAAAAGGACAACTAATGATCCCTATGGTTCAAGAAGTAAACGTGTTGGCCCTGCGGCGCTCTCTGGAGGCCGTTGTCGGCCCCGATCAGACACGCGTGATCGAGGGCGTCTACCAGCTGATCGACCGTGCCATGAAGGACGGCTACGACCTTGGCTTCGAAGATGGTCAGGTTGACAAAGACAATCAGCTCGACGCCGCGTTCGATAACGGGTTCGACGAAGGTTATCTGGAGGGCGTTGCCGATGCTAGGGTACGTCCTGCGACTGCCGATAAGAACGTGCGGGAAATCCTATTCGAACAGGATCAGTACGCAATCAACGGCCAGTTCGATTTGGACCTCGTTCGCGATAGCGGCGATGAAGATGAGCCAGTGAAGGACGAATACTGATGCGTAAGGTATTCGCCAACACTGTAGCGGTGATCATGCTTGCGCCTATTTGGCCATTCTACGGAGCAATGCTCTTTGGAAATTGGGCCATCATGGACCGCAAGTGGTCAACTTGGCTGTTCGACAAGACCGAGAACGTCCTCATGTGGGGTGAACGCGGCTAGTGGAAGTAATGGAATACACCGGGGGACCCTTCAACATGAAGGTCTCCCGGGAACGTAAGACCGTCACACTGTCTGTTGTGCGCGGAAGCGATGTGCTTACCGAGATTAAGTTTCCGGTTGGCGCAATCAACAAAGTCATTGAAGCACTCAAGGACATTAGGTGAAGAAACTACTACTCATCGACGGTGATGAGTTCATTTTCCGTGCGACTGCCGCAGTAGAACACGAGAGCCGTTGGGACGACCAGAACCACACGATCCACGCCAACGAGAACAAGGCGTGGGACACTCTCACCGGAATGATCAACCGCGTGTTCGAACGCTTTGAGACCAAGGAGCACATCCTGTGCTTCTCTCAGGCTCCGAACTTCCGGTACACCGTCGATCCGACATACAAGAACAACCGTGCTGCCTCTCGGAAGCCTCTCTGCTACGCGCTGATGCGTGAGTGGGTTGACGAGAAGTACAAGGTGCAGGCGTTCCCCGGCCTTGAAGCCGATGACGTCATGGGCATCCTCGCTACACAGCCCGGCAAGTCACAGCGCATCATCGTGTCCCAAGACAAGGACATGAAGACGATCCCGACGACCGTATGGGACGGCAAGGACCTTCGGACCATCACGGAAGCCGAAGCTGACCGCAACCATCTCTACCAGACCCTCATTGGTGATACGTCCGATGGGTACGCTGGGTGCCCCGGGGTTGGCCCTGTGGCAGCTGAGGAGTTCCTAGATAACCCGTTCGTCTGGGAGCCCTACGAGCACACGTTCAAGTCTGGACCACGCAAGGGGCTCACCGAGCCACGTTGGAAGCCTGAGCCAACCGATGACGTCTGGGAGGGCATCGTGTCCCACTACGTCAAGGCCGGGCTCACCGAAGAGAACGCACTCACACAAGCGCGTCTAGCGCGCATCCTGCGTTGGTCCGATTGGGACAACGTGAATAAACAACCGATACTTTGGAGCCCAAGTGAATTTTGGAAGAGCTATTGAATCCCTAAAGGCGGGTTACTCCGTCGCACGTGAGGGTTGGAACGGCAAAGGCATGTCCTTGGAGCTGCAAGTTCCTGATGAACATTCGAAGATGTCCCTACCCTACATCTTCATGAACACCGTTGATGGAAACCATGTCCCTTGGTTGGACTCGCAAACAGCCGTTCTGTCTGACGATTGGGTTCAAGTTAAGTGAACGACGGTTTCATTCTGTTCGACACGCTGACAGGTAAACCTTGGGAGCATTACCTTCGGGTCTACGGGTCACGCAGCGGAGCTGCCAATTCATACAACAACGCTGTGCGATACAGTCGCGACCTTAAACCTTGGAAGGTGCAGAAGAGCATCGTCGCCAAGCCTATCCGCATCATAGACGCGGAAACCGGAGAGACCTTCACTTGAAGATTTACTTGGCAGGCCCAATGCGCGGCATTGCCTCATTCAACTTCCCTGCATTTCACGCAGCAGCAGCCGAGCTGCGAGCACAGGGACACGAAGTGTTCAGTCCTGCCGAAAAGGACAATGAGCGCCACGGTACGGACATCTCTAAGGACAATCCTACAGGCAGCGAAGAGCTTGCGGAGCAGCAGCACGGGTTCAACCTTCGTGAGGCTCTTGGTGCTGATCTTGGTTGGATTTGTTCGGACGCTGAGGCAATCGCCCTGCTTCCCGGTTGGGAGAGCAGTAAAGGCGTGAAGGCCGAAGTCGCCACGGCAGAGGCTTTGAGTTTGGAGAAGATTATTCTGGGAGCGACTAACTAATGTTCAGCGCCAACGATCAGGTTAAATGTGTTGACGCTGGAAATGGAGATGGATGTTTTCTTACCAACGGTAAGGTCTATACCGTCGTTCGACCTGATGATGACGATGGCGTTTACGTCATTGACAACACAGGTAACGAACGCTTCTTCTTCAGCAGCCGCTTCATACTTGTGACCAACACACCGCGCCCACGTGGCTCCGATATCCAACCGCAGACGCCTCAGGCTGTCCGTGAGTTCGGCACAGGGGCAACCCGTGACCTCGACGCGAACAAGCTGGACTTCGAAGGCTTCCTTTCGCCCCTCGTGCTGGAACGGTACGCCGAACACATGCACAAGGCGCGTAAGATGCCTGATGGGTCCATGCGTGAGAGCGACAACTGGCAGCTTGGCATCCCTGTTCCGGTCTACATGAAGTCTCTCTATCGTCACTTCTTCTCCGTGTGGAAGCTGCATCGCGGCCTGCCGGTCACCGAGGTTGTGAAGGGAGAGACCGTCACGAAGGATTTGGAAACCGAGCTGTGCGCCACGTTGTTCAATGCGAGCGGTATGCTGCATGAAATCCTGAAGGCGAAGCGTAATGGCGCGAGCGTATAGTATCTGGCTTGTCGTCCAGGACGACTACGACGGAATGCAACCAATTGCTGCGTTTACGGTCAAGCGTGAGATGATTGCGTTCCTCCGTAAGCAGCGTAGGGAAGACCTTTTTGGCCACAGTGTGCGTCGTCTGTTTGATGGCCACGACGTGGAGCCGGATGAGTTCTCCATTGAGGAGCTTCTGGCCTAATGGCCTGCAGAGCTAGTCGCGACCAGCACGGCACCACCTACCACGTTCCAGAAGACAAGACAGGTAAGACGCCCGGGGGCCACCAGTTCCCCGGGTGCGCTGCCTTGGACGTGTGGTGGAAACGGGACCCGGATGACCCACGTGATGAGACAGTCATCATCCGACAAGAGAGCAACAACGAACGCGCTGACGTGATCGAGCTGACGCTTGGGCAGGTTTACGACCTGATCCACGCGTTGGGACATGCGGTGCTGAGAGCATAAATGACCACCATCGCCTACAAGGACGGTGAGCTGGCAGGAGACGGACGCATTACCGAGGATGGCACCGTCATCACCGATAAGCAGCGCAAGGTCCACAGGCTACGCGACGGACGTCTTGTAGGTTGGGCTGGGAGCCTTGCTGGCTCCAAGCGTCTCCTCAAGGCCCTTCGTGACAACCCTGACGAACTCCCAGACCTCAAGCTGGACGTCAACGCCATCGTCATCACATGGAGCGGCAAGGTTTCGCTGTTCGAAGAGAATACCTGGATGGAGCTTAAGCAGCCCCATTACGCCCTTGGTTCTGGGTCCCTGATCGCCCTTGGCGCGATGGACGCTGGAGCCTCAGCAACAGAAGCAGTGCGTATAGCAGCGCGTCGTGACACCGGCAGTGGCGGTCGCGTTCTAACCGAAAGGCTTAAGCCATGAGTAACAACGTAAACATCCAAGGTGACCCTCACGTCATCCTGACCTCCCGTGAGTTCGACGACATGCAGGAACGCCTTCGTTGGCTCGACGCTCTTGAAGCGGCTGGTGTCGATAATTGGGAAGGCTACAGCCACGCCCGGGAGATTCTTGGCGAGGAGGATGAAGACTAATGCCTGCTGACATTGCCTTCGTCTGCGGCGTGATCCTAGCCATCGTCATCTACGAATACACACTGAAGGACTTCATCCTGTGTCTGAAGAACTAACGAACCACATCGACGAGCTTTCGGTCGCGCTTCAGGACCGCAAGCGGGATCAGGTTGCCAACCATATCCGCACGATCCCTGAGCAGACCTTGGACGCCTTGTTGCGTATCGAGGAACTGCTGGCTTCCATCGGCGCTCAGGTAACCCGAAGCGTTCCCTATGATGTGGATGACATACCAAATGCTTCGCTGACGCCACAGCCTACGCCGTTGCTCGACAAGCTCAGCGAGAAGAAGCCTGAGCAACGCAAGAAGCCGAAGCAGCTCTAATGGAGTGGGATGAGAAGGTCCGTGGTCCCCGCATGTCGGAGAACACAGGCCGCGTGATCTGGAAGTACCAGATGCCCGTGCTCGAACAGTTCACCATGAAGCTCCCCAAGGGAGCCCAAATCATCCGCGTGGATGACCAAGGTGGCATGTTCTGGCTCTGGGCGCTGGTGGACACCAACGCTGAACTGGAGACACGTCGCTTCCGCGCGATCAAATGCGGAGCCAAGGCTCCCGACGGTGTTGCGTTGAAGTACATCGGCTTCTGCAAAATCTTCATTCAGCAGGAGCTTGGGCTCTACATTTTTGAAGAAATGGATGCTGATGAAGACAATCCTGTGTGGTGACGCACCTAAGGACCTTGGGGTAGTCGATCTGAACCCCAAGGAAATGATGGCTTGGCTTTACTGTCCCATCAAGCTTGCAGCCTCACGGCGCTTGGTGCTGCCGTCGAACCTGAAGCAGTTCTCTCCTATCGTTGAGAAGGTGCGGCAGGATATCTCTGAGAAGAAGTGGGTTGCCAGCTACGTATACCTGACGGCCAAAACGCTCTTCGTGACCCCTGAGGCTCCCGGCAATCGCCCGGGCTGGCACGCAGACGGTTACATGAGCGACGACCTGAACTACGTATGGGCTGACCGTAACCCAACAATCTTCTGGGTCCCTCCTAAGCCCGTAGAGTTTCCAGCGGACCACAAGGTCTCGATGCCTCTGATGGACGAGTGGGCCACGCAGGCTCACCAGTATCAGGTCACGTATCCTGTGAAGACTTTGCTACGCTTGGATGAACACGTGCTTCACCGTGTTGGTGCGTGCGACACTCCGGGCATGAGGACCTTCGTGAAGGTCTCTGTGTCGGACAAGAAGTATTTGCTGTCCGGCAATTCAGTGAACTACAACCTCGCTCCCGGCTGGACCTACACCGAGCGTGAGACTGAACGCAACGATCCTTTGGCACCACTGGCCGTATGATCAAAGCCAAGTCGTGGAACGGTAAGGACCTCAAAGGCGTCTGGGAATGCACCATCAAAGTTGATGGCGTGCGCGCTCTCTGGAACGCCGATGCCAACTGCTGGCTGAGCCGCGCTGACAAACCTCTCTATAACCTACCGCCATTTGATGGACGTGTAGACTGCGAGGTTTACTGCGGCGACTTCAAGAGCACCATTCAGAAGGTGCGCGCGAAGACCAAGGACCGTCCGATTTCACCTGACCAACTCTTCTCGCTCTCTCCGTTGGATGAGCGCCTGCGTCTCCCTGACCTAACTGACCCGACAACTGACGTGATCCTCACGCTCATGCGGTCTCAGGTAGCCAAGGGAAACGAAGGCCTCATCCTTCGGCAGGGTGACAAGTGGATCAAAATCAAACCCATCGAAACCTACGATGTCCCTGTGCTAGACGTGATCGAGGGAGCAGGGAAACACAAAGGGCGTATGGGATACCTCGTAACCCCGATGGGAGACGTGGGCACAGGCTTCACTGACGAAGACCGGGAGCTGTGGTGGCGTAATCGCTACCATGTAACGCGTTGGGCTCCCGCCAAGGTAATTGAAGTCGAGTGCATGAAGCTAACCGACGACGGCAAGTTTCGGCACCCTCGTTTTCTTCACGTGCGTATCGACAAATAATACATCACCAAGACCCCTCTGCGGGTCCTCGTTGGCTGTGAATACAGCGGACGCCATGGCTGACCAGTGGTCACGCGCTGCATAATCGAAAAAAAACCCCCAGACGTCTCCGTAGAGATATCTGGGGGTTTTTGTTTAGTCGTCGGGAGCAGCTTTGCGCTCCTTCTTAATCTTGAAATACATCTGCATAACCAACCAGGAACAGCCTAGGATTGGGAGTGCCCACGTTGCGGCTTCGCTGCCGTGTGTGAGAGCTGAGAGCCACCAAGGGCTCACTACGGCTGCACCAGCGCCAGCAGTCGTTACGGTTTCCATTACGTCTTCTTTGTCCATGCGGACGCTATACGGTCGATGACAGTGAGAGAGCCGTGCAGACCGAACATGGAGAGCACGATGAGATGTGCGAAGTCTTCCTGTGCCTGAGGAACCCGCTGGATTGCCCAGCCGAGCCCGGGGAACGTCGAGACCCAGAAGATGCAGCCGTGATACATGGCCACAGGGAACACAAAGGCTCCCCAAGCCCACCAGTAGACCGGATGATTCATGGCGGTCTTCTGGACGTCTGCCAGAACCTTCGTGGTCTCTACGGTCCCCGTGATGGAGGCCGTAGTGACGTCACGAGCGCCCTCAGTGCGGATACGCGTGGTGTCCACAGCAGCATCAACCTGCTTTGACTTGTAGCCCAGCCACTCCTTTAGGAGCGCCGGGAGGCCCCCTAGGAGGCTGAGGGCAAACGCCAGCATCAGTCGTGTTCCTTGGGGGCCATGTGAAGCATAGGTTTCATGAAGGCGAGCGCGATGAGGACCATGGTGGCCTTCTGCTCACCGATCCACGGGCCTAGGACGGCCTTCAGGTCGATCACGCCGAGCGCGTCGAGGATGTCAGGGAGAGCGGCTAGGAACACCACAGCGAGCGCGCCAAGGCGCACCCGTAGGCGGCTTATGTAGCCCTTGATAGTTTCGAACATTATACGGCCTTGACGGCTGCCGTGTACGCAGAGCTGCGCAGGTAGTTCACGCAAGCCTTGTGAATGAAGTAAGCGGCCACGCCCAAGGCGATCACGCCAATGAAGATCAGGCCAGCTTTGGTCGATGGATCGACACCGGAGATGTCTGGGATCGTCGGCGCGACACTGGCACCAACGGCACCCGTGGCGTTCTTATGGCCCGACGTCTTGGCTTCCTTGGCTTCCGCTTGGAGTACGGGAGCCACAGGTTTCCCAGCGGCCTTGGTGGCCATGGTGACACCAGTGACTTCCACGTCAATAACGCGGCGGGTCCAGCCCTTGCCAAAGGTGACGAAGGTCTTCAGGGACTTCAGGAAGCTTAGGCGGCGCTTGCAGAACTCCTTGACGTAGGCCACGGGCTCCAGCTTAGGCATCGCAGCGCGATACTTAAGGGAACGCGAGACACCTGAGTTCACACCGAAGTCGAACTCTACGAGGTCAACGCCAGCCGGGCGGTTGTCACAGTCCATCTTCGCCCAATACTTTGAGCGGTAGATGTCGATAGCAACGGACTTAGGCATGGCCTTAACGTCCGAGGGGGAAGCGTCATACTTCCAATACATTCTTGCGTCGGCAATGGTAATACCCCAATTTGTAGCGCCCCCGGGGTCTTTGGGGTGGTTCGTGTATCCGCCTTCGTACGTCAGCGTTTTGCTGATGGACGCTTCGCGGTTAGTGGTGGTCAATAATAGTCCTTGATAGCGTTAGAACGGAGCACCACTCGCGTGCATGGCGTTGAAGACGATGTCTCCTGCCGCGAGAATGCCAGCGTCGTTCCAGTGGAGATTGTCAGTGTTACGGTAGGACGAACCAAGGCTGTCCAAATCGCCGCCAGAGAAGATAGTAGTGCCATTCCACATCGAAGCCTGGGCGGCTTGTATAGCCGGAGAAACGACACCTCCAGCATAAGTCTCCTTGGTAATGAAGATACGGCCAGAGTACCCTGCACCAAGGAGTATTGACACGATACCATTTAGCCCAGCCGTGGCTGTGGCTTGGTTGGTGCCAAGGGAGTTGTCGGTTTCTCCAAGCCCTAGCACGTATCCGAAGGTCACGCCGGTCATCCCAGGAACGATCCCACGAGAGGCGAGCCGACGCATAGCGACGACGTTCCGATCCTTCAGGGGACCCGTGGTGTGATCCGTGTAGGTAGAGCCTCCAATGGCTGTGAACACGAGAATTATGCGGTCAAAGATTCCGTTGGTGAGGAATTTGTCTGCGATCCTGTAGCCGATGTGTCCGGGACCGTAGGGAGCCATTGGGACATAAGCCTGTCCCAACGTTGGGCTCGTAGGCTCGTAGCTGGCACCATCGTAGATGTTGAACTGATCAATCGCGGCGGCATTCACTGGTGTGTAAGCCGTAGGAGCCACAGGTGTGAACTGCGACTGTCCGTCGAGAATCAGCACCAAGGTCTTCTTGGTAGGGTCAATGGCCTGAGAGCGTTGGACAAGACCCTTAGTGTTCAGGTTGATCTGGTCGCGCCCATGCAGGCTGTCGTCCAAGAAGAAAGGGTCCGCATTAGCGGAGTGGAATAGCATGATGTGGATAGCCAATAGAAAGAGGAAGAATTTAGGCAACAGTACCACCTCACATCCTGCGTTAGTATTTGGATTTAGCAGGACGTGGTGAGTAGGTCCATACCAATCCTTATAAGAACAATAAGGCTGACAGGTAGTCGCGTCCAGCCGCGTTGAAGGTGTTCGCGGTTGTGCCATCACCTCCCTCCAGCGATGTCAGAGTGTGCATTCCTACACCTACGTTCCAGAGACCAGAATTTACCGCGCCGTTGAAGGAGATGCCACTTGGTGACTGATACCAACACTGCGACACTCCATAGGCGTTAATCAGGTCGAAGCCTACGCCGAACTGCGTGTAAGCGCCTGTAGCCAGTGCTCTCACAGTGCCTGCGCGGTCGAAATGGACAACGGTGCCTCCTCGTCCAACAAGGAATGCAATCTGGTTTCCTGCGGAACCTCCAGCCTGACGCACGGTCGTGCTGGTGTATCCGTAACCTCCTGCTGTGTCCGTTACCGTGGTGCTGATAGGAAGTTGGTTGTAGGCGTTGTAGAGAGCGAAACGTGCAGGTGTGCCTCCAGCTGAAGCCGCGCCGAAGATGAAGTCATAGGTCGCGGTTCCGTTGGTGCAAACCGTCCCTACGTAGGTGCCTCGCATAGCTGCAGGACCGTTCGTGATAGCTACCGAGTTGAACTGAAGGCCCTTGTAAGATGTCAGTGCTGCTCCGGCGCTTGGCGTGATGACGTTCGTCCAAGCTGGACCGCGCGTCACACGTGGGGTTGAGCCGTCCATCCAAGCGAATAGGTCGTAGCAGGTGTTGGTAGCAACAGACCCAGGAGACTTCGTGGCGTCTGAATTTGCCTGCGAGACCTCAGGGAAAGCGACCATGCTGATGGTCGTTCCATCAAAGATCGGAACAAGATCACCGACACCCGGTGTATAGTAGAGTATCGTCGCTGCTGCCTGACTGGAGGTCATGTAAGAAACGCCAGAGGCCAGCGTCAGTCGTCCCTGAGGAGGACCGTAGGTATTTTGAGCCGAAGGTGCGTTGGCAAGAACGAACGCTGTCGTAGCAATCTGGGTAGTGTTAGTTCCTAAGGAAGCCGTAGGGGCCGTAGGTACTCCCGTTAAACCCGGCGAATTCAAAGGCGCACGAGAAGTATCCACAGGATGCCTGTGATCCTCGCGTGCCCATTTGACCCCTGTGCCTACAGCAGCCGTGCCGTCAACCAGAGGTGTTGCCGTGCCTGCTGCTGCTTGGACAGCACTGGCAGCATTGGTGGCCGACGTGGCCGCGTTGGTCTCACTAATGGCAGCTGCGTTCTTCGAAGCGAGAGCGTTGGTCTCACTTGTTGCTGCGTTAGTGGCACTGGTAGCCGCAGCGTTCTTCGAAGCTAGGGCATTAGCTTCACTGGTTGAGGCGTTGGTAGCCGACGTGGCAGCGTTGGAAGCCTTAGTGGTCGCAATACCTGCTTGAGTGGTTGCCGTAGAAGCAGACCCTGCAGCCGAAGTCGAGCTGTTTGCAGCATTGGTGGCTGAAGTCGAAGCGTTGGTTTCACTGGTTGCCGCGTGGTTCTCACTTACGAGAGCAGCAGCAGCCGAAGCGGCGGCAGCATCTGCGCTTGCGTCAACAACGGATTCCGCAGCCTCACCACGCGCCGCAGCGGCCTCAGTGGCTACCTTCAGCGCCGTCATGTCCGCTAGGACGCTATCGCTGTCCTGAAGAGCAGCGTATGCCGTGCCGTTCGGATAGAAGGAGCTTGGAGCCTTGGAGTTACCCTGGGGAGGCGTGGTGTCATTATCAACAACTACAGCCTCATCGTAAGTGTTTCCGTCAGCGTAGAATGAACTCTTGGTCACCAGCATCCCTCATCGCCAATAGGCAACGCAGGGCGCACAGCGGCGTCCGCAGTAAGCTCATCGCCATCGGCTTGTTCTTGGAGAAGGTCTTTGATTTGTGTGTAACGCTTCTCGTAACCACCTGCCCGTTCGTCCACCAAGTAATCACAGGCGAACGAAAGCGCCCCGTAGAGAACGGCGTCCCAAGCAACCTTGAGGCACGTGTTCTCCGAAGCGTCATCGGTGAGAGGTGCAAACTCTGCGTAGTAATGAATTAGAACCTTGTCGCCTTCACGTGGGCGTGGGCCAAGGACCCAGCTGCCGCCCTGTCGGGAATACACACGAGGCACTGAGGCGTACTCAGACTGCTTGGCTACGCGCGTGAGGTCCACACGCTGCAGCTGGTAATCCATCACTCCGTCCTGATCCTCATCGACCATGATGGCGATAAGCTCAAGGAGGTCCGAAGGGATCGAGAGTTTCGTGTAGTCGGAAGGGATCGTGAAGAGTATCTGCTTCTCCATGAAGGGAACACGGAGTTCACGCTGGAGACGCATGATTGCTTGGTTGATGAACGTGGCAACCAAGGCGTCATTTCGAGAGACTACGGTATTGTTGAGCAAGCCTTTGAATTGAGTTTTCAGGTCGCCTAAGTTCATTGGTTCTTAAATTCGTTTGTTGGTAAGAAGGAAGACGTCCAGCTCGTATCGCTTGAGCATCTTCACGGTCTCTTGGACGGGGGCCGTCATGACGTCGAAGCCGTACATGCGGAGCAGTTCGTCACAGACCTCGACGGGCACAGAAGCAACGTGAAGCATCTCACCGGATCGTTGGTGAACGCTGTCCGCACGCGCTGAGCGTAGTTCGGATAACCAGTCGTCGGGAATGTGCTGTGTGCGATTGATAATCAAATCACCTGTCCCGCGGTCTTCATCAAACGCGACGAGGCTATCGAGAAGCTGAGGCTCCTCGTGGAATGTTTCTGCTGACATAAATTCTCAAAGGTCGAAGGGACCACAAGCCTAAGCCTGTGATCCCTCCGTAGTTGATTAGAAGCCGGTAGCCGCTTCGATGACTGCCGAGGAGGCGAAGAAGTTTTTGTGTTTCAGAGAAAATTCTCCGAGCAGCATTGCCTTCTCGCTATCGCCGGTCTTGGCCAGAGCCTTGCGCTCCCACGGACGCAGGGTTACGTTGGTCCACTGGTCCGGTTCGAAGATCAGCGTGTTCTTCGCCTTCTGGAAGCGATTGATTTCAACCTTCTGCTCACCGAACGGCGAGACGTAGAGGTTGACCACGTTGACAATCGCCTTGTCATTGCCGCCCGTGGGCAGCGTTCGGTAACGGCCAGCAGCCGAAGCGAAGCCAGCGAGGACCACGGAGTTCGAAGGGGTCACGTGGATACGCGTGGGCTCAGCACCAGCCACGTAGGCGTTCTGCAGAGCAGTCACGAGCAGAGCTTCGGACAGCGGGGTCGCCGCGCCACCAGTGTAGACCACAGTGGTGCTATCAAGCTGCTGCTGGAAACCAGCGAGCGTCGAAGCGGTCGTCGAGTTACCGGCCGATTTCGTCTGAGCGGTGCCAACGAGAGCGTTCTCACGGTCGCGCTTGATAGCCGCCGAAGACTTGGCCATCTGGTACGCCATTTCGCGCTTGCGGCCATAAGTGGACACAACATTGGCGCGGTCGGTAACCTGCACGGCTTCAGTGAAAATCTGCGTGTAGTTGTTACGCATCACGGTCGGGACAGCGGTGATGAACGAAGCATCAGCGCCTTCAACTGCAGCGTTGGTGCCAACGGCGCGCAGGCTGTCTTCCTGCCACTGGAAAAGAGGCTGGGTCACCTTCTCATTGCCGATGGCGCTCTGGAAGGGCGTCTTGCGCGGCGAGAGGTTGGTGATGACGTCGGAAATGTCTTCTTTGATACCCACCATCTGGTAGGTCTGGTAATTAGCCATAGTTCAGAAATTCTCTTTGATCGAAATAAAGTTTAGTAGTCGCCCATAAGGGCAAGGAAGGCGTTCTCTGCATCCTGTCGGGTGCCGCTCTGCTTGGCCTTTGCCACAGCGGATTTGGCGGTCACTTCCTTGGAGGATGCACGAGCTGCTGGAGCTGATGTGGAGTTCTTCACAATCTTCGTAGGCGTCTTGTTGACCTTCTTAGTCTGGACCTTTGAAGCACCACGCTTGAACTGCATGGCCATATGGAGCACCTTGAATGCACCGGGATCAGTGAGGTTGTTCACCATCTCAGCGTCGAGGCCCATCTCAGAGCCGAACGCGCGGATGTCGTTGTAGACAGCCTCGTTCCAACCTTTGATGTGCGTCGGGCTCTCAGGGTTAGTCAGCGCAGTGACACAAGCCTTTGCGGACTTGGCCTGAGCCGTCTTCTGTTCATCGGTGACACGCGCCATGAAGCCGTCGAGTTCGTTCTTGATGAACGTCTCGCTTTCGAGTGCTTCCTTGGCCTCATCCTGCAGAGCCTGCAGTTGTTCGGGCGGGAAGTTCGGGTCCTTCATGAGCTGCATCCACGGGATGGCTCGATACTGGTCAGCCTTTGCGGTGACCTTCTTCAGCATGACGTCGTAAGCTGCGATGTTCTTCGCACGCTCAGCGTCAATTACCTTGCGCTCTTCAGCGACTTCTTGGGATTTACGTGTAAGAGATGCCTCTTGGCCCCAAAGACGTTTCAGGTCCTTGACAGGAACTTCGTGCTCCGTGTCACCTTCCTTGATCTTGACGTAGGTCTCATCGCTGTCGTCAGCGAACTTCTTGGCCTTCGTATTGTCGTCTTCGTCGCCCTCGCCTTCGTCGCCTTCGTCGTCACCCTCTGGATTTTCATCGGAGGTATCTTCTTCGTTGGCTTCGTCGTCGTTAGCTTCGTCTTCATTCGAGGATTCATCGTCCTCAGGCTTCTTACCTTCTTTGGATGGCTCTACAGCGTCCTCATCCTCTTCAGGATCAGTAAGGAAAGCATTGATGCCAGCTTCGTCGCCGTCGATGGCATCGGGGTATTCGTTAGTTGCAAGTGCAGCGTCCGAGAGGATGGCTGGCATGGTCAGTTCGTTCCGTCATAGATGTCGTGGACACGGGGATCATCCGTAGTGTCAACGAGCACTGGTTCTGGGAGTGGTGCTTGTGCCGCGTCCGCGAATTTCTTCACGAGCACGAGGAAACCTTCGAAGCCTTGGAAGGACGCGTAGATTTGTTCGCGCGCTCTGGTTTCGTGAGGTTTGGTTTGGAGAATGTCGGCGGCGCACTGCTGCGAATAGAGCTGTGTGAGAGCGCCGAAGTTCTCCGAGCTAAGGAGGTCCAAACAGAACGCCCCTAGCTCAGAGATTGTTGCTTCGTTCAAGCGATGTCCTTGTTGTGCAGGTAGGCCATCATCTTGTTGATGAGGTCCGGCCCACGCACGGCCTGTGCTTGCGCAGCGGCCATAGGGTCGATGAATTGTCCCGTCCCTGGGTCAGTCATCATCGCTGAGTTGCGCTGAAAGAATGACATAGGGTCAGCCTGTGGTGCTTCGGCAGGACGGGCCTGCGGCATGGGCACTGAGGCTTGCGGCGCTGGTGATCCATTGGGGGCACCGGGAGGCCGTGGCTGGGGCATTGGTGTTGCCGGGAGAGCGCCGAAGGACTGCATGATGTGGTCCATAGGCGTCATGCCAGCACTGTAGTTCGTCGGGGTTCCCGTGTTGTCCGTCGAGATAGGTGGGGAAACGGCGGGAGCGCCCCCGGGTGCCACGGGTTGCGCGGTCACTTCGGGAACGTCGATTTGTGAGGTCTTCCAGAACGGAGTGGCGAATGAACCCCCGCGCGAAAGGACGCGCGAGAGCACAGGGGCCAGCCGTGAAAGCTGTTGCATTACGACAGGGTTCATTAGGGGCTTGCGTTTGCCGACACAGACACGGAGGCTTCCTTGTCCTTCATCGCCTCACGCTGGATAACCAGCTCTTCATTGGCGACGTGAACACGTGATGCTGTATCCAAGTCCTGCCGGTCGTTGTCGCGGTCCATATCCAGAGCCTTCAGCTGCATCTCTGCGGCGTCTTGCTCAGTACGGGTTTGATCGAGAGCGTACAGTCGGCTTGCGTCTGCTTCGTCGATTGTCAGCTTGCGCTCAGTAACGGCAACACCGCGTTCCTTCAGCTCCAGTTCCTTCATCTTGAGCGGATCAGGCTGCGGAGGCGGCACTTGATCAGGTCGAGCGAGGTACGCAGAGAATCGGTTCATGCCCGAGAGCTTGGCCATGTCGTGAAGCATCTCGTAACGCTGAGAGCCACCAAACTGATTTCCGAGCCCGCCGTCTTTCGCCATCATTTCGTAGGCGCGACCGAGCTTCTGAACTGCCATGTCCTTCTCACCGTAGCCAAGGTGCATTGAGACGCTGCAAGTGCGGCGCTCGGTCCAAGACTGCGGATTGACCTTCAGTTCACCACCAGCGACTTCAATCACCTTCTCCTTCTTCTCATTGAGGATTGCGAGCCGAATGACTTCAATCATCAGAGGAACAAGGAAGTTGGCAGCGAAGTTGCGAGCCATGATCTTCTGACGGCCACCTGAGGCCTTCATCATGTTGTCCACGAGACCTTGTGAGTTCTGCGTGGAAATGGCGTCCTTGTTCAGACCCTGCGAGAGCGCCGAGATGCCAGTGGACTTCTCGTTGTTCTCAGTAAGCATCCCTAGAACATTGAACACGTAGGGGTTCAGGTTGTTCTGTTGGAACGGCGTAACGCTGTCGGGACGGCGCACGTTGACGACACCACCAAGGCGGTTGTCTAAGAGTTCG